GCCCACTGGGCGTCGGTAATGTCCATGCTCTCGATTTACGCCATTGGCCATAAGTTTCAACTGCTCAGTCAGTTCAAAGTGTTTATGAGATAACTTCTAATAACAATAGGAGATTTCACGTCCGCATCCGTCCGCACCCCTCTATGCAGCTGTGGGAACGGAGTCTTGGACGTTCCTAAGAGAGAATCCGACCCACGTCCAAGTTCGTTGGTGCCCCGACCTTTCTTTCCTGAACCCCCTTGCTTCCAGGCGCTGCGAGAGTGACTTCCTGCTCATTGGGGGAAATACCCCGTTCTCCTTTTCCCAGCCTTGATAGAGAGTCCAGGTCATTCCTGCGGTCGCCCGGGAAGAGGGGGACACCACGCACTGCTCAGTGATGAAATCTTCCAGGGGATCACTTGCAGTCCTATAACTTTCAGTAGCATCTAGAATGACAACAGGTAATTCTCCAAGTCCTTCTTGTATCCACAATTGAACTCCCTGCACAGCCCAAAACAGGATTCCCGGAGCTTCAGCAATGAGTTTGTTCAATAGATTCTTGTCAATCGCTGCTCCTTCAAATTTCTGACAGAACGGAATCAATCTAATGCGCCGCCAATATCCATGTGAATTATCCTGGACTTCCGGTAAATGGTTAAACGCCAGCCACAATTTCCCCGAAGGTGCATAAGTAAAGAACTCGCCATACAACGGCCTTGCTGTAATCGGGTCACATCCGGTGAGCATTTTGATTCTTGCTTCATTCAAACGAGCGGACTCACTGGTCTCGATTGCGGTTACGAACCTCTTGCCTGCCATTGCGGCTATATCATTCGGGATAGAAGGGCGTGAGGTTAGTTCAAACGCCGAAAACGGCAGGTTATACGCGTACGCTCCCAAGACTCTCCTGACGACTTCCAAGAAGGTGCTCTTGCCATTGGCCCCGCTTCCGTCAAGGAGAAACAGGCATTGCTCGGTCGTATGTCCCGTCAAACTGTACCCGATCGCACGCTGGATATACCTGATAGTCGTGCGGTCGTTGCCAAATACCTCGCACAGGAATTGCAACCAACGGGGACACTGGGCCGAGGGATCGAACGCGATATCGGAGTGAAGCGTAATCTTGTCAGCCTGGAGGCCGTCCCGTAAGGTCCCAGTTCTCAGGTCAACGACCCCGTTTGAGACACCGAGCAGCATCGGATTCGCATCCCAGCCCTCCCCGGAGTCAGACAGGGGATATTCCGATTCCGCCAGCTTTAGCATGGCCTCCAACCTTGCCCATGCCTCACTCTTAATGGCCCAGGCAACCTCAGATGTTTGCTCCTTAATATCTGCTATCTGCGAGGCTGCCTGTCGGCGCATACGCGCTACAGACTTGGCCCGCTGGTATACCAATGCAACGTTATCCTCAGACCACCAGTGTTTGCGCCATACCAGCCATCGGCCTCGTTGATGGTCATAGCGCAAGTCATCCTTACTCGCGGCGGAGAAGAATTCAGCGTTGCCGGCATCAGTTCTGGGATAGTTAGCCATTTGCGTGGACCTCCGCATGATGAGAATCGAGGTGATGTGGCTGCAGGAAAGGCCGAAGCCCGCTTCGGACTATCCTCTCAATTTCACTGGATGGAATTCGCACCAACCGCCCGACTTTCACGGTCGTTATTCGACGCTCAAGTATCCAGCGGCGAATGCATGAAGGCTTTACGCGCAAAGCTTCCGCGAAATCCTCGATCTTGAGTAGCTCGTTTTTGTCAGCCATTTCTTGCCTCTACGGGCGACCATACGCGAGGGACGACGACGTGTCGATATGCAGGAAAATGGCTGGGGATTTGTTCCATGTAGAAAAATGCCGGGGTTTTTCTACATGCGCTAGTGGTAATTGAATTGCGATGCGGGCGGGTGTCAGTAAGAAATCTGCAGTCTTTGCATCAATTCTTAGAGTTGCATCGCAGCTTGCCGGACGCACTCTCTATACTTGAGAACTTCCCCACGCTCTCTGCTAGGGCAGTTTCTCAACGCGAACTTCATCCAGCTGATGGTTTTGTTGCGTTTCATTTCAAGAACCTTAACCGCTGCTCGCCGGATTTCCGGCTTGATTGGTGCCCCCTTACCTTGTTTCATGTTGTCCACTATCAATTTAGCGACCTCATACTGCAGAGGCGACTCCGCGATCCTCTTGATGCGCTTTGCCCGCTCTTCTGGTGAGCCTAGTTCCGGGAAAACCCAACCTTCTAGCTCAACTGTGTCTGCGAACAATGGGTTCTGGTCCCTGAACACAGCAAACGTGGGACGAGTTTGAATCGGCCTACTGGAGTACTCTCGCATAAGCTCCGCTGCCTCGACGACTCTTTCGCGGTAAGCCCTTTCTAGTCTCTGCTCGATGGTCAAACCATTACTAGCTGTCACCAGCCACCTCCCGCGTGGCATCCCCGTTTTGAATTTCGCACGGCAGGCAGGTCGGGATGCACCCGCTCTTTGGGAGCGACCCTAGCCGCGCAGACGAAACTAACATATTTTGCTTGACATTGTAAACCTAAACGTTTAGAATATGAAAATGGGGAAATCTTTAATTCATGAAGCAGCTAGCCTGCTGGGCAAGCGCAGCTACCAAGCCCGGTTGCAAAGATTCGGAATCGAGCGGATTCGGGCCATTGCACGCGAGAACGGGAAATTAGGTGGCCGACCGCCCAAGCGGAAGGATGGTGGCAAATGATCTACAAGCGCGGGAAATGTAAGATCGATTCCGAAGGGAGATGCAAGAAGTGTGGCAAGCGTGGCAGCTGCGGTGTCTACTGGTACAAGTTCATGTGGCAGGGAAAGCTAGTGCGTGAGTCCTCCAAACAGGGCAACGATAAGGTAGCTCGGCAGATGGAATCGGCGCACCGTACTTCGCTCGCAAAAGGCGAGGTAGGAATCCGTGAAAAAAAAGCCATACCCACTTTGGCAGAGTTTTGTTCCTCGCGCGTCGAACCATGGGCAAAAGCTAGATTCGAGACAGTGTGCAACAAGAACTGGACCTGGTATCGTACGGGGATTCGTGCCCTCACTGGTTATAAACCGCTAGCAACCGCGCATCTCGATCAAATCTCAGGCGAACTGGCGTCCGAATTTGCGGCTCACCGCTTGAGTGTTGGAATGCAGGTCAGTACGGCCAATAATTCACTCCGCGTTCTACGCCGCATTCTCAATCTCGCTGTCGAGTGGAGCATACTCAGCGCTGCCCCCAAGGTGAAGGTTCTTACTGGCGAGCGTCGGCGTGAGCGAGTAATCACGCCGGAAGAAGAAGCTCGCTATCTCGCGGCCGCGCCAGAGCCGCTTGCATCCATCGCCTTAGTGCTTTCGGATACTGGGATGCGTCCCGAAGAATGCTTTCGGCTGTCATGGGATAATGTGACGTGGCTCAACGGACGCAATGGAGTCCTTCTAGTAACGCACGGTAAGACCGCGGCCGCTCGCCGTGTCATTCCGATGACTCCGCGCGTTCGGGGTATTCTTGAGTCGCGATGGGAAGTGGCTTCCAAACCAGAGGAGGGTTGGGTATGGCCCGCACCCACGCGTAGCGGCCACATCGAGCCTTCCAGCCTCCGGAAGCAGCACGCAAAGACATTCAAGACTGTGGCCGAAGAGGCCGCTAAACGAAACAAGAAGCCGGTGCGCCCATTTGTGCTGTACTCTTTGCGACACACTTTCCTGACCCGCCTCGGCCAGTCGGGGTGTGATGCCTGGACACTAGCGCGGATCGCCGGGCACGCTTCCATCACGATTTCAGCCCGTTACGTTCATCCATCCGACGATGCGGTCTTAAGTGCGATGTCAAGACTGGGTGGGCACAAAACTGGGCACAGCAGAAGTCGCACCCAAAGGACAGGTGAACAGAGGCTTCTAACTCAGTGATATAATTGCACTAATCGACGCGCCCGTAGCTCAGTTGGATAGAGCGTCTGCCTTCTAAGCAGAGGGTCGGGAGTTCGAGTCTCCCCGGGCGCGCCACTTTCGTCAATAAAACAAAGGCGATTTAGAATCTATGGAAATTTGGCATCTTCGCGCATTCCTTTGGTCTTACCCCCGTTTTACCTTTGGCCTCCCATTAGAGAAGTCCCTTAAATCTCGCCGCCGACACTTCGACCACGAAAATAAATTTTGAAGTGTCGGTGTAAATCGATCCCTTCTGCCCTACATTGAGACTCGTTACGCACGATTAAGGAGGAATGCGTGAGCCAGCTTTTGAACACCCAACAGGCAGCCGCCGTGCTCCAGGTCACACCCGGAACTTTAATGGTGTGGCGAAGCACAAAAAGATACCCGCTTGCTTACGTTCGCGTCGGGAGAAGCGTTCGGTATCGCATGAGCGACATCGAACAGTTTCTCGCCAGACGCACGATGAGCGGCATGAGTGAAGTAAGGCCGAGAGGTCGGGGGAGAGCGGCATAGAGATGCACCCATGAGCGCGCCGGCCGCCACTTCTCGCAGACACTTCATCATCGCTATCGATGCAGCCGTTTTACGCCAGTCGCGTAAAAAGTCGAGCGCGTTCGATCTCAGCCCAAGAGCAGTTCAGGTGTACATGACAATGCGAGCGTTGGGCAACGGTAAGACCGGGCATCTCGCGATCCGCGGTACCCCGCTCGACTGGCGGTACATCGCAAGGCAAGCCAGAGTGGGGCGCGACGTCTGGCAGGCGGCGCTGCGGGAGTTGATCTGGAAGGGCTGGGTGACCCGTAAGCCGGAGCGTGTGGAAATCTATCGCAATGGCCGCAAGCGAGTGGTTTGGGGTCGCTGTCACTACTGGGTGCATAAGCAGCCGCAAGTCGCTCCATCCTCAAAAATTGCGCAAAAACCTTACATTCTTCCAATGCCTGATCCTACGGCAGCGGAAGAACCAGGCACACAAATCATTTCAGAAACACCTAGAGTCTTAGTTCGTGATGGTTCGGAGGCTTGTTCGGGTATCAACATTGGTAACAAAAAAAAATATAGTAATCATCATCACCAGAAAAATCGAAAAAGCGACGATGATTCGCGCGCCACTCTTCTAAAGTCGAACCCCGACCTTTTCCTACCAGAGGAAGATGGCGAAACCATCCGACGCGTTCGGCAAAACCTCGCCGCCGACCATCCGCACCTAGTGCAAGCCCTGAAACTGGAAACCATTTCCGATGACTGGTTCGCCATCGCGATGAATCACATCGAAGGTCGTGGCAAAGGAAAAATCTCTTCGCCCGTGGCGTACTTCACGAAAGCGTTCGCCAACCTGTTTGCCAACATCACGGCCGACTCCGATGTGGAGAGCGATCGTACGTTGCTCGACTGTATTAACGGCGATTACAACCACAGACTCCAACTCCGGGCAAAGCACGGTATCGAGGCGGGGATGGTAACCACCAAAAGTGAAGAGCGAAGGCAGGAGTTTCTAAGAATGCGTGGTGGGGGGCCGTGAGGAGACACGCCGTCGCTGGTAATCTCAACCGTGTGCCAAACGTCTATCGCCGAGAAAAGAGTTGTTGCTGGCAGGCGACGGGCAGAAGAGAACAGCCTGCAGAAATTGGCGAAGAATGCTGTCACGGTGGGCGACGAAGTCGAGATGAGCGAGGTACGACCTGCCGAAAAACCCGCAAGGGCGGAGGCTCCAAATCGATGAAAACATAAGGGAAGGGGTTACTAAGCCGTTCTGCGGCAGAGTTCTAGAATTGAAGGGAGGAACGGTCATGGGCAAGCATCGCCGATCAGTCGGAAGGCCAACGATTTATACCTTCAAAAGCGCCCAGAAAATATGCCTTCTGATTGCTACCACACCCCAGGGACTCGAACACATCTGCAAGCAAAATAGGGACTTGCCGAGGCAGGCGACCATCTACCGCTGGCTGTGGACGCACCCCGAATTTCGAGAGAGGTACGCGCTCGCGAGGGAGCAGCAGGGGCAGATCCTCTTCGACCAGATTGTGGACATTGCGGATACCCCGAAAGAGGGCGCGACAGTCATTACGAGAGGGGGCCGGCGCGAGAGGCGTGTGGGCGATATGACCGACCACCGGCGGCTGCAGATCGACGCGCGCAAATGGGTGCTGTCCAAACTCCTGCCAAAGAAATACGGCGACCGAATCGAGGTCGATTCAGCAAGCGACCCGCTTGCTGAATTGCTTGCAGAGATGAAAAAGGAATCAGATCGCCTAGGCCCGCCAGAAGGAAAATGAAATTCCTCAAGAGTTTTGGCCCACGAGTGGGGCGATTTGCGCTCTATCCGATAGAGAATGATTGCCGGATAAATATTCTCGAAGGATCCGTGCGCAGTAGCAAGACTTGGGCCCTCCACGCGAAGATTCTGCAAGGGTGCCGCTATCGCATAGGCGGGTGGAGATTCATCACGGGTCAATCGAAAGACACAATTTTCACGAACGTCCTCAATGATCTATTCGCGCTTGTCGGTCCAAAATATTACAACTATAACCATCAGACAGGGATCCTGAGACTCCTAAAATCAACTTGGAAAGTAATGGGTGCCAAAGACGAAGGTTCCGAAAAATTCCTTCGCGGATCGACGATTGGTTTGGCCATATGCGATGAACTCGTGCTTATGCCCAAGGGGTTTTTCCAGATGTTGCTTACGCGCATGTCTCCCAAGGGGGCTCGGCTTTACGGCTCGACTAACCCGGACTCGCCAATGCATTGGCTGAAAACGGATTACCTAGACGATCCGGTACTTCGAAAGAAAAAGCTTCTTTACTCACTCCATGTCACGATGGACGACAATCCAAATCTTGATCCGGAATTTGTTGAATCACAAAAGGCTTTTTACAAAGGATTGTTTTTTCAAAGATTCATTCTTGGCCAGTGGGTAATGGCCGAGGGTTCAATCTGGGGAGATGCTTGGAACGATGACCTAATTTACGATGAGGCCCCCCTCACACTGAAAAATGCGGGTGGTTTCGTCGACCACTGGATCAGTAATGACTACGGCACAAGTCACCCGATGGTATTTCAAGAATTCTGGGATGACGGCGATTTTGTCTGGCTCGACCGTGAATGGGTGTGGGACAGCAAAGAAGAAATGCGCCAGCTGACCGACGGACAGTACGCCGAAAAACTCCTCGAATTCATGGGGCGAGACCGAAGCTGCCAGGTGTTGATTCCACCTGATGCGCTAAGCTTCCGCCAGGAGTGTATCAACCGCGGCATCTGGGTCACCGAAGCGAACAACGAAGGGGTGGAAGGCATTCAGACTGTCGCTGGAATGATGGTGATGCGCAAGCTGCGCGTGAACCGACAATGCAGGCGCACCATTCGTGGCATCAACATTTACGCCTGGGACCCGAACAAAGCCAGGCGCGGGATCGAAGAGCCCGTAGCTCAGGGCGACGACGAGGCCTCGGCGCTGCGCTATGGCCTGCACGGCAAGATTCCCCGATGGAGATTCATGCAGCCGGCTTGATACAGAGGGAGCAGGATAGGAGTTGTGACCATGAAAGGCCACCGTACGGATGCATCATTTCGTGCGCTGGTTCGTGGGCAAGTTTCGAGATTACAACGCTAAGAGATTTGTCGTCAGAAACCCGGACACCATTCAGACGTTAATCGCCAGCAGCGACATTTTCCTCGAATTATCCACAGCTTTAAGATTTCAAAGCTATTGACATGAATCAGTCTCTACTATAAGAGTGTTTGCGTCGGAGATACTTTATTACCTGCAAATTGGCCTACTGACTCGGCCTGACAAGGGTCCTTGTGTTCGTTTCACGCCCTCAGACGTCGATCTTCAACTCCATAAAATCCCTGTCCTCAAATTTCGCCAGTTTTTCGAATCGTTCGGTAAGACTATCTTTCGCTAGTTTGGAGGTTCTGCCATGAAGAAAATGGCCTTGGTACTCTCCGTCTTGACCCTTTGGGCTATCGTGTTGTGCGGAAATGCAAGCGCTCAGGCTCCCGTTTGCGTAATACCCGTCGGGAATGGCTGCATCTTTGGCGGGACAGTTGTGGGAGCCTGTCCGGGGTGGTTCGATTGCACACCGTCGGGGCCTTGGCTTTTGTCTTGCCTAGCAATGACGGACCAATGTGCGCCTGCTAACGCTCAGAGCGAAGATTGTCCCACTTGTCGCTTGGGAGCGCCGGTCGCTGGCAGTCCAATCAATTTATCCACTGGCAATACGTATATCGAACAAAACGACTTGAGGTTGCCTGGCCTGGGAGGTGGTTTGAGCTTAATGAGGACGTGGATTAGCAAATGGCCAACCTCACAACTCTCGTCGCAAATTGGGATGTTCGGACCAAATTGGCGCTCAACCTACGAAGAGCGAGTGTTTATAGGCAGCGATAACTACATTAAATACGCTAGGAGCGATGGGAGTTTCTGGTCGTTTGGCACGGGAGGTCCCGAATGGGCGGTAGCAGCTCCAGCGAAAGTA